AAGTATAACACCTTTGTCATATCCTAGTTCTTCTTTTAATATATCATTTAATATATTATGTGGTTTTGTTATTTCTGTATCTCTTAAATATGATATTGTTCCATTTTCATTTGCCTCAAGATTTCCTGCATTAACAGTCATACTATTATTTAATGGTGCTGTTGTGCAAGTAAAAACACCTGCGTCTGTACCATCTTCAGAATATATATTAAATGTATCTCCTGCATTTAAAAAATGAGGTAAATCTGTAAAAATTATGTTTGTATTATTGCCTACATATTCTATACTAATAATATTAACTGTCCAATTTTTTTCTTCACTTCTTCCTACAACACTTCCATAATATTTTTCTTTTACATATTCAGTTATTAATATATCTTGTATTGTGTAAAATTGTTTTAAATTAGCAAAACAAGATGAAACATTAGTGTAATATCCTTTAATTGCAGGTAATCCCCAATTAATACTGTCAGTAGTTTTTGTCGAATTAAAACCTAATATAATATTGTCATATTCTTCGCCTCCTAAACCAACAGTTACATATCGTTTTTCTGTTGTATCAGGCGTTATAGTATGTTCGTGATTAGGAAATTCACAAGCAGTTGTCCAAGTGCCATTCATATTGTCATAATATTCGTGCCAATCATTTTTAGTTGTAACTAAATCCGTAAAACTATGATTATTGTTATGATTTCTTGTAAGTAATTGTCTTTCGTGCCAAAAAGCTACAGGTTCTGCTTCTGTTCCTCCACTTATATTACTAGGAGCAAAATAATTAGCTCTGTAAAATATTTTAGTTACAGCAGGATAATCAGGCACATCAGTATTAAGCTGAAGCCGTACAAAAGCTCCACCATTTTCATTGTGCATATTTACGCTGTGTATATGTATTCCTGAACGATTATCTGCATTTTGAATCCAATCAGGATTAAAATTAGGGTTGTCAGAAAAATTATTATCTTCGCTACTCCATATGCCTTCATTTTCAATTCCACTATTATTGTTTATTTCTGTAGGTTGCCACCAAGTTTGAAATCCTTGTTCTATAGCTTGATTATATAAACTATCAGCAGCAGAAGATTGATTACTTACTATGTCATAATTGTTTTCATTATAATCTATATTATTAGCAACATAATTTGTAGTTTCTCTAAATATATCTCTAGTTATTCCTGTATAAAATACAGTATCAAAAAAACCATAAAATTTATTTGCAGAAGGTGGGCTGTATATGTAATAATCATCATCATCATCAGGGGAACCATTATAATAATTTTTATATTCTCCGTGATTTTTTGCAAAAAAAGACACAGATTGTACGGGTCTATATATTCTTGTTGGAATACCTAAATTTCCTTCTACTGCCTCATATTCTTCCTCACCATTTTCATCTTCCTGTAATGTATATTTTTCATATAAAAAATTACTAGGATTTAAATTAATTTTTGCCGAACTATTATCTGTAAAATTTTGAAATTCATACATTGAACCTTCGTTTATAGTATGTGTTCTTGAGCCAAAATTATAAGGAAAATTTTCCATTATAGGCATATAACCATCTTTGTAAGTAAACAAAGAAGAATTTTTTTGTAACCAAGTTCCATAAAGTAAAGTATCTTTAATTTTAGGATTTTGATAGTTTACACTTGCTATTTTATCCCATAATCCTATTATTTCTTTATTAGGCTTATCAATTATTAAAGAATCATATTTATCTAATACTAAAGGCGATTTATCAACATAACCATATACCATAGGATAAGGTTTGCCAATATTCTCATCATTAAAATTATTTTCATCTTCTATTAATGTTGCAGGTATTTTAGTTTTAAGTTTTTGTTCAGTTAAATCTTCTAGTGTAAGACTTAAAGTTTCTGCCGATTGAGAATAACGTCTAATAGTACCAGTATAAACTAAAAGACAATCTTCTAAAGTATCTAGTCCATTAGCAACGTAATACACTTGTACTACTGCGTTTAGTAAACTTGGAATATCGTCTGAGAAAATCTTACCTTTATAGGGAGCATTTGATATAGACAAAGATACACTTGAAATAGTGTATTTATTGTTTATAATGTCGGCTTTTGAGCTTATAGAAGGACTATTAAGTAGTAAAGGGTTATACGCCTCACCACCTATGTTTGTTTCCTTAATTGATAAATTAATTGATTCAGTATCATCAGTAATTGGATCATCTATCTGTACACCTTTATAAATCCTAACCAAAGGATATAAAGATGTTCTTACACCATTACCTAATGCTTGTTTAAACTTTGGAGGTAACGTCAGCATTAACCAATCCCAAAATCACTACCCCTACGGACAGCTTCTTTAA